GAACACACTGAGAAAAAAGCCAACTTAACTTATCTGTCATGGGCATGGGCATGGGCAGAAGCACTCAAGGCAGACCCAAAAGCCTCATTCAAGGTTGAGATGTTTGGTGACAAATGTTTCATGGACATAAACGGCACAGCAATGGTGTGGGTCACAGTCACCATGTTTGACAAGCCAATGACTTGCCAACTGCCCGTGATGGATCACCGCAATAAAGCCATCGTTAGCCCTGACGCTTTCCAAGTAAACACAGCCATCATGCGTTGCATGACCAAAGCACTCAGCTTGCATGGCCTCGGTTTATACATCTATAACGGAGATGATTTGCCCTCTTTTATAGAGCCTGAGTCAACCATTGACGCTGAAAGCATGATTGACTTGTTTAGAGCCATTGAGCAAGCCACCACCCAAGACGAACTCAAAGTTGCTTACAAAGTAGCGTATGCGGCTTGTGATGGTGACAAAGCCTGGCAGATCAAAGTCATTGCTGCCAAAGACCAAGCAAAGGCAAAACTTTAATGTGGCGTAAAAGGGAAATTATGAAAACCGAAGAAGATGATGAGTTTGACCGCATTGAGCATGAGAACGCCATGCGTAATGGACAGCCTTACCACTTTGACATTTATGTCTCACCCTCACAGCGCAATTTGGTGCTTGAAGAAGTGGCCAAAGAATTAGCCCTCTTACCTTACGGTATGACTTCTGTAATTTTTGCTGATTTTGTAAGGAGTATGAAGAAATGATAGAAATGATGGATCAAGGCTCAGAAGAATGGTTCACCATTCGTATTGGTAAAGTCACCGCATCCCGTGTGGCAGATGTGATTGCAAAGACAAAGACGGGTTACAGCGCAAGCCGTGATAACTACATGGCTCAATTGATTTGTGAACGCCTGACGGGTCTAAAAGGTGAGAGTTTCACCAACGCTGCCATGCAACATGGCACAGACACAGAACCCCTTGCTAGAGCCGCTTATGAGGCTTATGCAGATGTTTTGGTTGATGAAGTGGGGTTTGTACCCCATCCCACAATTGAGATGGCGGGCGCTTCTCCTGATGGCTTGGTAGGTGATGAGGGTCTGATAGAAATAAAAGCGCCTCAGACGAATACACATATTGAGACTTTATTAAATCAAAATGTGCCAACAAAATACTTTACGCAGATGCAATTCCAATTGGCTTGCACAAGCCGTAAATGGTGCGATTTTGTCAGCTTTGACAATCGCTTGCCACCCGAACTTCAGTTGTTTGTAAAGCGCGTCCCAAGGGATGATGTTTATATCAGACTGATTGAATCGGAAATTGTCCAATTCCTTGCTGAGTTGGATGACAAAATTAATAAACTAATGAAAGTAAGAAATGTCTAAACTCTACGAAATTACCATTGTTTCAGGTAAATACACCAACAAAGATGGTCAAGAGAAATCACGCTATCAAACCATTGGCTCGGTTATCAAAACCAAGAATGGCCCAATGCTCAAATTGGATGTAATTCCACTTGTTGAGAATGGTTGGTCAGGATGGGCCTACATGAATGAACCCAAGCCCAAAGATGACTACAAAGGCTTGCCAAAAGATGATGGGGAAGATATCCCCTTTTGATTAACGGGTGAAAGCGGATGCTGTGCCAGTTGCGATCAAAAGCCTCTGATTACGCACAGACGCAGCGAGTAGCCCACCATTTAGGAAATATCATGGACTACAAAGCAATGTTTGACAGAATCTTTCCCGAATTCCCAAGAGTAAGGGCTTCCGACCCCTTAACTTCATTTGAGGCAGCAGAATCCATCAAAGAAGCCGCCAATCACCACCACCAAGTCATCTTGGAGTGTTTACAAACTTATGGCGCACTAGGAAAAGATGGCATATCAGCCTTCACAAACCTTGATGGAAATCAGGTTGCCAGGCGGCTCAACGAAATGAAAATAATTGGTCTTATTGAATTGACAGGCAACACAGTCAAATCAAATTCAGGCCGAAACGAAAGAGAATGGCAATGTATCCAATCGGTCTGAACGGCAATCAGCCTGTTCATAGATTACGAACTTGCAATAAATGTGATGAAACCAAACCACCCGAGGGCGGGGTTGATATGGGGCATAAGTGGATTTGTCAGGCTTGTTGGATCATGAGGCTAACAGGCAAACACTTACGCCAATATCAAATTAAGTAAAAACCCTAGTGCCTTGCTTGTCAATGATCAAGGCTTGTTTGCGGGGTTCACCGCCTGAAATGTTTGGAACGCTAATGTGTGTCCAACGATCAAACTCCCTGATGATCTGGTCGTAGCCAATGCCTGAAGCAATAATGGCTCTGACCACTTCATCGGGGGTCATAGAGGGAACACGAATGTCAGCAGCACAGCCGATCCGATGCTGAGAACTGTCTTTAGACCCCACAGCGTCATTGACTTGTTTAGACCTGAAAGCTGAATTGACCATGATGGGCTTGCCGCCCAATACTGTTTTGACTTCTTCAAGGAAATTAGCCAGGCGTTTAATGTTCTCAAGTTCCACATCATTCGGTGTATTGTCAAATTCTCTATGGTCTGTATGGGTCAGTTCTTCAAGGGTAAAGTGTTCGCTCAAGTTCATTTTTTCACCTTATCAGCAATTTTTTCCATTGTTCTGCCGCCAAAGTAAAACGACATTACCAACATTCCCCATTGGCCTAACAACTCAACATAAGCGCCACGGGTTTCAAATTCAAAGATTGAGGCAATGGCAAAGCCTGAATAGGCCACCAAAATGAATATAAGGGTCATAGGGCGGATATTTTTGGACAACCAAGAGTCAGATGCCATGTCCGCTTGAACGCGCTGTGTGAGGTTGTTTTGCTCAGTCTCATACAGTTTGGTTTCATTGGCCATAACTGCCAAATCGCCATTCTGTTGCATTTGCAATAGTTCAGCCTTTGCTTTATTAGCAATTTCAGGATCAGGCAACACTCGATCAAGGATTTTGCCGCCAATTGCCACCAATGGATTAAGGTCGCTCAAGTTCATATTATTCACCCGACTTGTCAAATGATTGTGATAATTTGATACCCGCTAAGAGGCCGATAAAACCCCCAGTAATCGTCTGAAGTACGGGAGTTATTTCCTTGAACACTTCCGAGTTGTCCACATCAGCAGAATACAAACCCATGAGCAGGGCAAAGATAATTCCTAGCATGACTAAACATAAAGTGGCCGTCACCATCAAAGTGACAGAAAATGTTAGTCGTTCTCGCAAGTCATTCATAAAACCTCCTACACAAATTTGTCAAATCGCTTGTGATTGGCAAACATCTCTAATTCAATCGTTGTTTGCCTTGCCCGTTTATCGTACAACTCAAGTGCATACGCTTCAACTGATTCACGAACTTTTTGTGCTTGCACTTCTAATCTATATTCTTCGTCTAGTTTTTCTGCTCGTTTTTCAAAAGCAATTGTCTTGACATCGTATTCTTTGGGCCACACAAACGGATACCATTTGTGCAAGGAAATCATTTCTTTTCCCTCTCCGCAGCCCTCGCATAATAAAACAGCACTTTTGTTCTTAATTCTGAGCTATCAGCCACACCAGCCCACATAGCAAGACTATTCCAAATCGCAAGTAACTGATCTGTAGAACATGAATTTCCGTTAGTGGTCAGCCATTCAGAAAGCCGTTGGTGTCTTTCAGATGGATTGCCAAGCCAACTTAAACCGTAAAAGTCTGCAATCACGCATTTTTGTTGAGATGCCGCCAACAAACACATTGTCAGCAACCCAACAAAAAGCCATTTCATTTGAATTACTTTTTAATCCAAGTCTGCCAAATAGCACCCGCAGCCATCACCAACCCGCCAACCCACAAAATAGGTTTAGCGGCAGAGGCAACCCATCCAAGCACTTTAAAAGCACCTTGTAAGGCATCAAACGCCTCTACAAGACCTTTAGTGTTCTTGTCTATGTTATCTACCTTACTTTCGACTTCAATGAGCCTGTCGTAGATTTGCTTGTGGGTCACTTCATCCATGATTACTCCGTTGGCGCTTCTTTAACCAATTGTGCGTCTGCTTGCTCTTTAATTTTGACAATCAAAGGCCACACGCCACTAGATGATGGCAATTGACCCAATGTCTGTAAAACAAAGTTTATTTCATTTACATCTAATTCGAGTTTCATGCTGAAGCCGCCTGTAATGGTGACAAATCTTCTGTTGTCCAATAAGTCTTAGCCAACATAATTTTGAGATGCTCTTTATTGCGAGCAACAGTGTCAGACCAATCAGCATCTTCCATGCCTTCTGGTTGTCCTGCGTTAATCAGGTTTACTGAGTCCATTGCGGCACTGTAGTGGCGAGCAATTTCTTCTGCGGTTGGTTGTTCAATAATTTCAGACATTTCAGTTTCCTTTCAATAAATCAATTTCAGCTTTAAGTTCTTTAATTGCATTAATCATGTACCAAGTAAGATTATCTGATTGAACAGACATAACTCCTGTAGATTCAGTCTTAACACAATTTGGCAAAATGGCTTGCAATTCTTGAGCAATTACACCCAATTGAATTCCATTTTTTTCAATGGCAGTTGATGTTGCAAGTTCTGTAATTTCTTCAGGCAAACGGTACTCAAAATTACGCACTTGAATTTGATTAATAATTTGCAAACCAATATTGTTGTCAACAATGTTTTTCTTCAAACGTTGATCTGATGTAACCGACCAATTTAACGCATTTGCTCCGTTGTAAGCACCAGAAGCTCCACCAATAAATGCAGTATTAGAACCTTTGCCTTGACCTACAGAACCTTGAATTGCAATTTCATTATTTACACTAGAAGAAGATGGGTATGTTGCGTTACCCATATAAATATTATTACTACCAGTAGTTAAACTAGTTGAAAATGCACCCGCACCATCACCAATACAAATATTTTCTGTTCCTGTTGTAACAGATTTTCCAGCCTGATACCCTAAATATGTATTACCTGCTCCTGTATCGTTATATCCCGCTTGATAACCAACAGCGGTGTTATATGATGCGGTGCTGTTAAGAGATAAAGCCGCAGTGCCAACAGCCGTGTTATACGAACCTGTTGTATTAGTTCCCATTGTGGATTGACCTGAACCATCGGGGCTACCAATTGCAGTGTTGTATGAACCTGTTGTATTGCTATACAAAGCAGTTTTACCCATTGCAACCAAACTAGTTCCAGAAGTTGTTTGGTAAGCAACTTGATAACCAATAGCAGTGTTGCCAGTTGCCGTATTGTTTCTTAAAGCACCAGAGCCAATCGCAGTTGAATACTGAAAGTTATTGCCAGCAGAACTATACAAAGATTGGTATCCAACCGCCACATTGTCGTATGAACCACCTTGTGGATAAAACAGTGATTGGTATCCAAATGCGGTGTTGTTGTTGCCACTTCCGCTACTGTTTGTGTAAGCGGCTTGATAACCTACGGCTGTGTTATTTGACCCTGCGGTGTTGGCTCGTAGGGATTGGTAGCCGACCGATGTATTACTTGCGCCAGTAGTATTGTTAAATAATCCTTGATAGCCAATTCCAACATTGTTAGAACCAGAATGTGTGGCATTATTTCCTGCTTGATAACCAATCAATATGTTACTGCTACCAGTAACAGTAAATCCTGCTTGTGAACCCAATAGTGTGTTGTAAGAACCTGTAGATGCTTGACCAGCAGTTGCACCAAAGTATGCGTTTTCAGTACCCGTAGTGTTTGTATACCCCGCTTGGTAACCTACAGCAGTATTGTTAGATGCAGTGGTGTTGGAGTAGAGGGCTTGAGAGCCTAGCGCAGTATTTTGAGCGCCTGTGGTATTGGAATACCCAGTTGTAAACCCAAGGAAAGTGTTGTCTGTTGCAGTGGTGGTCGAGAAACCAGCCGACTGTCCAATACCTGTATTTTGAGTTCCAGATGTGTTGGCTTTTAATGAAGCATAGCCAACCGCCACATTGTTGTTTGCTGTGTTAGCGTAAAGGGATTGGTAGCCAACCGCAGTGTTATTTGAGGTTGTGGTGTTGCTAAACAAAGATTGGTAGCCCATTGCTACGTTGTAGCCACCAGTTGTATTGGTGTACATGGCGTTAGAACCAACAGCGGTGTTCAGTGTTCCAGTGGTGTTACTGCGACCAGCTGCATTGCCAAAGACTGTTAAGTCTGAGCCTGTGGTGTTTGAAAATCCTGCTTGATAGCCTGCCGCTGTCCCGTATGATGCCGTGGTATTTCCATAAAGAGTTTGAACACCCACACCAGTATTAAATGAACCAGTTGTATTTGTAATTAAAACACTTGTGCCAAGGGCCGCATTAGAAGAGCCGCTTGTATTGTATAACAGCGATTGATAGCCAAAAGCGCCGTTGTTTGAACCGCCGGAAAGGGAGGCAAGATTTTGATAACCTACGCTTGTATTTGTAACAGTACCACCTGCACCACGGCCTACTGTGATGCCATAAACAGTCAGGTCAGTACCGCTAAATTGCAAGTTAGAACTTTGTGCAAATGCGGATGTGCTAGATGCATAAAAAACTTGGTTAGCAGTAAAGGATGTCAGTCCTGTGCCGCCATTAGTCGTTGCCAATGTACCCGCAAGAGTTACTGCGCCTGTGGTAGCAGAGGATGGCGTAAAGCCCGTAGAACCCGCGCTAAACGATGCAACGCTTGAGGCTGATGGGTTGAGCAACTGAAACCGTGTGCCATCGTACTCAATTTGATATACACGGCCACTTACAATATCACCCGCTGCCAAAGCCGTAGAACCTAGTTTTGTGATGTTCTTAGCACCCAAACTGTTCAGGTTAATTGTGGCCGCGCCTGTATTCGTATTAGGCGCAACAAATGAGAACAAATTACCCGTTGCATAAGCGGCAATAGCGGGCGATAAAGTACCCACATAGGTGTCTGTGCCTGTTACGGTTGCAATCGTTGTTGCACCCGCTTGAAGTTGGCCATATTGAGCCGCATCAGTTGCCGCAGTACCCGCGCCCAAGCCCGTGAGCTTAAACGACCCCATAGGGATGTTTGCGGTAGGAGTGGATTGTCCATCTTTAGTCAGCGCGGTAGATAAACCCGTGGCCAAGTCAGCGGTCAGCAAGTTAAATGCTGTGCTAGTGATGGTTGTGCCTGTAACAACGGGCTGACCCGCTGTGTTGATATTGAACGTGCCTGAACCGTTGTAACTCATTTTGTTTCCTTATCTACCGTATTGGTCAAGGTTTTGCCCAATTATTGAGCCACCACCCGTTTGCATTTGCGTTGATCTTTGGTTTAAAGCACGAATCAAAGCCGCTGTTTTCTCAACTTCTAACTGCCCCGTTGGGCCACGCAATAACAGCATTTTAGCTAGTTCATTGCGCGTTGTCTCAGGCATTTGATTGATGACTTGACCAATCCGATTCTTAACATTTGCCGCCTCACCCGCAGCCGCCAATGGGTTGCCTGTGGCCGCATTAGCCACCGCTTTACCCGCTGCCATTGTGGTTGGCATCACGCCCAAATCTTCAGCGCCCGACATCCGTGAGAAAGTACCCGAGCCTCTACCAACTTGCTCTAAAGGCTTCAATCGAGCTTCTTTGGCAACATCTTGGGCGAACCTTTGATAGTTGTCACCAAATATCTCTTTGAGTCTGTTGCTTGTGGCGGGTTCTTTCCACATCTTGAGCAAAGAAGTCTGCCCCGCCTCTGTGCCTACTTTGTCTTTTAAAGACTGCAACGCACCTATGCGGAAAGCCTCCAACTCGCTTGGCGACATATTGCCCATCAGGTCAGACAAAGCAATATCGTCTTGCTTCATGGCCGTTCTGCCCTTGACCACGGCATTACCCAACTGTGATGGCCCTGCATACGCATCCAAGGCTTGACGATAAATTGAGCCGTTCTTATCTGAGGGCGATAAGGCTTCAAGTTTCTTTGTCAGCGCCACTCGCAAGTCATCATATGCTCGGCTTGTGTTTGTCGCCTTGCCAAACTCACCACGAGCAGATTCACCCATGTCATAGAGTGATTGTTTGACAACATCCAAAACCTTTAAAGGTACATCATCGCCCGCTTTTAGCTTAGAAATGTCAATTGGCAACTGTCTATTCAATTGCGTCAATAACTCAGCCTTGCCATGCGCAGATGTTGAGGCTTGGATCAACGCTTGAAGTTCAGGATCAACTCTTAATGACACATTTTCAAGTTGCTGATACAAAGGCGTTGCCGCTGCTTTCTTAGCCGCATCCAATGCTTCCAATGTGGCCGTAAAGCCCTTACCCTGAGTGCCTAGAGCCTCGTCAGCCGCGTTTACAAGGCGTTCGGGTCTAAATGTCTGTTGCTCACGAATTCTGCGCTCTACGAGGGTTTTGGCTTGGCCAGGCATTGAGGCAAGCACATCCAACTGAGACAACGCACTCGGGCCGCCCGCCTGTGCAATGCTCGCGTTAGGGTTTAAACCCATTTCACGATGAACACGCAGTAAAACAGAGTTTGAGCCATCCGAACTTGAGCCGCGTTGTAATGCTTGAGCAAGTTTAAGCCTAGCCGCATCCATCGCACTCTCAGGGATATAGCGTTGGGCAACATTGCTACCCACGTTGTAAACGCCTTGACCCGCGCCCGATAAAACACCACCTGAAGCGGCAGAAATTGCACCTTTTTTGGCAATATCTTGGGCGTATTCTGTGGGGTTGGTGACAGGGTTGATGTCAGATGCGCCAACGGCATTGATAGTGCCTTGCATACCCGCCATTTTTGAGGCCATTGCCATTTTTTGAGCCGCAGACAAAGCCTCGGCTGTTTGAGCCGCTTTGCTTGTCATTCCCATAGGAGTGAGCAAAAGTGGCAAACCACCAACTACCTCACTTGCAAATGCAGTTTTAGGATTGGTTTCCCTAAATTGCTCATTAACGCCTTTGATGTAATCACGGGTATTTGCATAAGCCTCTGTAGGATTTGCATTAAGGCCATGTTGCAGAATGTCTAAACCCGCAGCGCCCGCACCCGCAATCTTTGGTGCAAAGTTAAAAGTCAAACCTTGAGCAGCGGCCAAGCCTATTTTGCTTGGCAATGACAAGTCAGCTTGGCGGCCTTCCACCATAGCGGGGGATTCAACTGTTTTTTCTACTGCGGGTTGAGAGGCCATCCCCGTAAAATCCATTTTTACAGGCGTTTGTGCAATCTTAAAAACAGCCGCGTTAATTTGGTCATCCGACATTGAGACGGGAAAATTAACAGGCCCATAATTGGGAATCTCTACGGTTTTAAATGCTTCAGCCATTATTCAACCCTTCCTGTTGCGGGATTGTAGGTAGGAATCCGAGGCTTACCCGCTTTGGTTGCGGCATTGCTCATGCCTGTTTGAATAGCATCCCTGAATTTAGACATTGCGCTTCTAAATGCATCAGGAGACTGCGCAGTTGAGGCTTCTGTCAATGCGGCTGTGGCTTTAGTTCCCTCAATCTCAGAAATAGCGCCCGTTCCCTTCATGCGTTGAACGGCCTCAAGGAAAGCGCCACCTTTAACTTGGTCATAAAGGGCTTTGAAATCAGCCGCAGGAGTGCCGCCTTGACCCAACTTGTATTCATAAGGAATGGTCGTACCAACAACATCCTTCAAGCCTTTGTGTTCAGGCATGATTACCTTGCCTTGTGCGTCTTTACGGCCAATCATTTGGTCAATTCCGCTAATCAGGGTTTGACCTTGTTGCATCACTTGTGGCAATGTTTGAGCCGCCTCTTGCTGAGCTTTCAATTGTGTGACTTGCAACTCTTGTTGTGCTTTTGGCGACAAGGCGGCAGCCAAGGCCAAATTAGGCGCTGTAGTTTGTGCAACAGGGGGCGCAACGGGTCTAGCTTGTGGCGCTTGCATAACGGGCTGATTAGCGGGTTGTGCAACGGGTTGCGTAACAGGCTGATTTGTTACGGGGGGTCGAACGCCTCCCGCTTGTATTCCAGTATTGAAATAAAGATCAGCCGCGCTAATTCCAATCTTAGCGGCATCATTGGCAAGAGTAGCCTTTTGATTTGCGCTCAAACTATTAAACGCACGATCAGAAATTTCACGCTCTTGTTGCAATCTTGCTTGAGTATCTGCACCAACTGCGGGAACTAATATTGAGAAATCTTTACCGCCACCCTCGCTAAACGCTTTCAAACTAGCGGGTGTAAATGAGGCGGGGTTGACATTGCCAAAAGGAGATTTTGAACCACCTTCAAACATTTTTGCGCCTGTTTTCTTATTGTATGCAATTTGACCTTCACCAAGAATTACTGGCGCATCTGGGGCAAGTTGACCCAAGTACATAGTCATGGCTTGTTGTTGCATACCAGGCGTTTTGAACTCACCAATTAACGATGGGTCAAGCACACCCGCTGCTCTTGCGGGTACAGCGGGCGTTATAAACGCTTTTTGTTGTTCAGGTTGCAACTGAGCAAATGTTTGAGCAAGATTTGGATTATCTTCAAAATCTCTCATCGTTGGCTCTTGCTTCATTTCAGGAACTGCCGCTTGGCCTTGCAAGCCTTGAATCAATCGCTGAATATCCGCAGAAGTGTCCGCTTTATATTGCTCGCCCAACGCTTTTTGCTCTGATTTCAAGCCTTCTTGGTTTTTGTTTGACAAGTACATTTGAAGCACTTTAGCCAAACCCTGAACAGGGCTAATTGGCGCTTGGATGCCTTGATATGAACCCGCTTGAATAGGCTCAAATGACTGTTGTTGCAGAATATCAGCCAATTTTTGGCGTCTATCCAACTCTTGTTGTTGCAACTGATAAGGGTTTGCAACATTAAACTGTTCGTATTGATTAGCCATGTTTTACCCCAATAAACCGTAGTTGACCATTTTGTAACCGCTTGGATGCATCACAATGGCTTCAGGCATGACCTTCTCAGCCTCATCAGCCATTACACCTTGTTGACGCTCGCCAAAGATGTCGTACTCATAAAAACCGATGCCAAGTTTATGAGTGCCAATGCGCTCAATGTTTGACTTCAATCTGCGGTCAGAAAAGATTAAAGGCGCTGCTGCACCCGCAAGGTTAAACAATCCGCTTGTTGTGGCATTAGCACCCGCTTGTTGAATACCATAGTTCTGCATATTTGCCGCACCTTGCGCTTGCGCACCCGCAAATATGGGTGCGGGGGCAATGTTGGTTGGGTTGTAACCTTGGAATTGAGGCATCTGCAACTGTGAGCCACTCATCAAGCCCGTAATCTCATTCAAAGGCTGATTGCGCAACGCAAGTTGTTTTTGCAACTCTTGAGTAGCCGCTTGATTGCCGAACTGAGCCGCACCAAGGTTTTGGTTGTACTGCTGAAGTTGGGCGGCATTTGCCAATTGCTGTTGTTGGGCGGCAATCGCTTGATTTTGCGCAAGTGCTTGGTTTTGCATTGATTGCGTACCCATGCCTTGCTGATAGTTCTGAGCCGCAGCCGCATTTGCAAGTTGTTGGGCTGTAACGCTTTGACCAAAATTTTGGGCAATCGCTTGGTTTTGGGCTTGTTGTGCGGCCAACGCATTGCTGAAATTTTGCTGTGTAGCTTGATTTCCCAATTGCTGATTGGTCACATTTTGACCAAAGTTTTGAGCAATGGCTTGGTTAGCCAACTGTTGAGCAGTTACATTTTGACCAAAATTCTGTGCCGCAGCTTGATTTTGAGCCGCTTGCTGACCCATGCCTTGTTGGTAATTTTGACCAATTGCCGCATTGTAGGCTTGCTGATTTTGCAAGTTTTGACCAAAGTTTTGACCAACAGCCGCGTTATAAGCCTGTTGTTGTGCCAAGCCTTGTGCTGAATTCTGAGCAATGGCTTGGTTTTGCGCTTGTTGGTTTTGCAAGTTCGCACCAAATCCCGCTAATTGGGCTTGATTGGCAAACTGTGCATTACCTTGTGCTTGACCATACTGCTGTGCTTGGGCTTGGTTTGCGGCAGCTTGTTGTTGCAATGCCGCATTTTGATTTTGCTGAATAGCCGCATTTGCCGCATTTGATGCGTTCATGCCTTGTCCAAAGTTTTGAGCAACGGCCGCGTTGTAAGCGTTTTGAGCGGTTATTCCTTGACCAAAGTTTTGCGCAACCGCTGTATTTTGCGCTTGTTGGGCGGCTAATCCTTGACCAAAGTTTTGACCAATAGCGGCATTTGTTGCCGCAGATGCGGCTTGGCCTTGTCCAAAGTTTTGTGCAATCGCTTGATTGGCGGCTTGTTGAGCCGCTAAACCTTGACCAAAATTCTGAGAAACCGCTGCATTTGCGGCATTTTGAGCCGTTATGCCTTGACCAAAATTTTGTGCGGCCGCTTGGTTTGCCAATTGTTGTGCGTTTGCACCTTGACCATAATTTTGTGCAATTGCTTGGTTGGCCGCTTGTTGATTCTGCAAATTGACACCAAAACTTGCCAATTGAGCTTGGTTGCCAAACTGACCTGATTGCAACTGTTGGTTAAAGCCTTGGCCTTGAGCCGCATTTTGGGCTTGTTGAGCCGCCAAAGCATTGCCAAAGTTTTGTTGTATGCCTGTATTGCCAAATTGACCCGCAGCCAATGCTTGATTAAAGCCTTGTTGATTAGCCGCAGTATCCAAACCAATACCTTGCAAAGCCGCTTGGGTCAACAAATCATTTTGTTGTTGGCTTTGGTCACGCATCGCATTTGTGTATGCTTCACCACCCGCCACCAAGCCTTGATTAGCCAAACTTTGAGCAGTCAGCTTTTGTTGGCGCTCTAATTGAGGCGCAAGCCGAGCCATGATTGCCGCTTGGCCTGTCATACCCGCATTAACAGGCATTTGAGCCACATTACTCAAATTTAATTGGTTGTTAGCAAGGTAATTATTGGCGTTCAGGTTTTGATTGATTTGACCGATGTTGCCAAGTGATTGCTGAAGATTAACGCCATCAACACCGCCTTGTGCTGTGCCATATTGAGATGGGTTAATACCACCCGCCAAACCATATTGATTTGCCCCAACACTTCCTTGCGCTTGCCCGTATTGACCACCGCTAACATTACCTTGCGCCAAACCATACTGATTTGCTGCCGTAGTGTTAGCGGCCGTCCCAAATTGATTCCCCAAAAGACCACCTTGTGCCAAACCATATTGATTTGCGCCAACATTGCCTTGAGCTTGCCCATATTGATCCGCACCAACTGATGAAGCAGAACCATAACCGCCTAAATTTGGCGCACCTTGAACTTGTCCATAATTTCCGTAGCTGTCTTGCAAAGATGGGCCATTTACGCCACCAGTTGCCGTTCCACCTTGGAAGTTACCTCTAGCAGTTCCACCATAAACACCGCCACGGGCTTGACCACCTTGGAAATTGGCACTTGCTTGAGGATTGGCAACAGAACCTTGCGCTACACCATTATCAACAGAACCATATGCTTGACCGCTTTGAACATTTCCTTGGGCAGTACCGCCTGTGACATTACCAAAGGCTCTGTCGCCCGTAAATCCACCACTAGCTGAACCCATCCCTGTAAGATCAGGTGCGCCTTGTATGTTTCCCGCGTTGCCAAGAGAGAAAATACCGCCAGGCCCTGTGTACTGAAACGGCTTGCTAATAATGCTTGATGCGCTGTTTAAACCTTGCTCACCAAGGTTTGCCATGCCTTGTTGGACACGCTGTTGCGCCTCCAATGTGGCTTGAGCCGTTGGGGTCAGGCTTTGGGTAATCGTAGGTTGATTTGTAAGAGGGTCAAATGTAACCGTTTGATTTCCCAATGGGCCATTGACATTGGGGTTGTTTAAATACCCTTGAGTAATTGCTGTGTCTTTATTTGCTTGGCCTTGGGCGGTCGCAGCACCCGCATAATCAATCGGTGCGGGCGCTTGTGGTTGTGGGCATAAGAAAGCCATGTTTATTCCTTAAATTCGTATGTTTCGCCTGATGGCTCATAGTTTGCTCTTTGAAGCAAAACACTCAAATCTTGATTTTTCTTGTGGCTAATCATGATTTGGCTAACACCATTGATTTTGAGCATTTGCCCCGCCAACTTGAGCAGTTTGCAAATTCCAAGACCGCCTCGATGTTCAGGCAGTACATAATAAAAAACATCTAACGCTTGCATAGCGCCATAAAATGGTGATCTGAACACCATAAATCCCGCATGACCCGCTAATTCACCCGATTCGGTGCGCAAGGTAAAGTATGCGAAATTACCCGTTCTTTCTAGCTCAATCATGCCGCCTAAATCGCTTTTTAGGTTCGCATTGCCATAAAGTTCAGTCCAATGTTTGCCAATAAGCACCACGGCCTCGGCTGAAACATCGGCAAATCTTTCCATTTTTGCGTTCATATGCCAGCCCATCCCTGTTGGAACACCACATCGGTTGAGGCCCACTCAATTTGCAAGCCCTGTGATGCTGATTTTAGCTGAATACCCGCGCAATATCCAATGCCTGTAACGCCTTGCCAATTGTTTGTAATGATCGTTCCACTTGACCACAAAGCGTTGTCCCATGTTGATGTTCCCCATATGCCATAGTTGGATGGGCTGAAGTTCAAAGTCCCCGTTGTGTCTGACAAACTAAAGTCAACATTGATGCCGACCAAGATTGTGGGCGAACCATCTGTAAAAATAGATGGTCTTGCCCGTGTAAAGTATTTCTTTACACCACGGCTTTCGTAATAGTTAAATGCTTGTAAAACAACAGCATTGATGTCATTGCCATCATCGGCAAAACCATCCCAAGCCAAACCGACATAACCATCACCACCAAAATATGGGTTGTCGTTAAATGTCTCCCAACAATTAGCGTCCCATCCCGTAAACCTAGTCCATGACTTTGTAATCGTGTTCATCACAAACTGCTCTTGCACCCCAAGGCCAACAGGCACATTGATCCACAAAGCATTGTTTTTGGCGTGATAAAGCAAAGCCCAACCAAATGAGTTTTGGTAAGCCGTTGTCACCTCAGTAATAGCGCCTTGAATCTTGTCGGACAGATTAACCCTTGGGTCAAGTCGGCTTGATTGCAACGCTGAAGCCAACGGCAACAAGCCATCTAAACTCAAAACCAATAGGTCGCCACCATACTTGTATAAACAACGCCTAGAAACGGGCGCACCGAGCTTCCAAATGCCCGTTAAAGCCCATGTACTAGCAGAGGCGGGGTCTGTGCCTCGGTAAACAATAATCTCGCCTTGTGATGTCACAAATACAAGGTTATCGTCCACACCATAACCCGCGTCAATTGTCCATGCACTAACAGAAACAATGTATCCGCCCATTCGGGCAATAGAACTCAAATCTAAAACTTCGGCAGCGCCACCAACTGAGTTAGTCGGCAAATACCATGCTTTTAAACTTTCTTTTTCAATAAACCAAACGCGGTTTTTAAACAGCGTGACATTGTTTAGCTTGTTTGTGGTTACGCCCGTGATGGCAATCGGTGAACTTGAGGCGTTAACACTTTGCCAAGTTGTGCCGTTGTATAGGAGTGGGTCATCTACACCGTTGCAAGCGTAGAGGAAGCTACCGCCAGGCGTTGTGACATTAATATGCTCAAAACGGCTGTTGGTCAGCCCTGTTTTTTCAGCAGCGCCCACAGCCCCTTTGGTTGTGCAGTTGTAAATTGAACCACCCGCAACACCAAACAACTTACTGACGCTTCCTGTTTCATATGCCATGACCGTATCAACTTGGCCTGTGATGCCCGTTGACCATTTACTGTATCCACCGCGCAAGTTAACACTTGAAACAGTAGGAAAAAAGTTAGTCATCGTCACCGCATCAGTTGGCGACATATTGGCCAACGAATCACGCACATTCCAACCCCCAACGGGCGCGGGAATACTCGCTACATTAGCGGCAGTTCTTTGGGCAATTTTTGGCATTACGGTGATGCCCCATAACCGCTGTCAGGAATGTTGTCGTAGCCAATCAGAATCGTGCCTGGCCTTGGCGCAAACGACAAATTAGCCGCAGACATATCCAAAGCAATAGCCGCTTCCATTTCTTCCAAATAGTTGCGGTACATGGCCGTTGTGTCAAAACCTTTAGCCTCAAAATATTTGAGCTTGGTCGATAGAACCATCAAACGGTCAGGGTATATGCAAGTATCAGAGTCAGCGGTAAACGATGTGACGGGTTGATCTGCCGCGTTATTAGCCCAAGCATTTGAACGGTACTCGTAGCCTAAGAACTCAGCGCTAGAAAAGCCTGGCCATATTTGGAAATACTTGCTAAACAAACGCCACCGAATCCGAGGGCCTGTGGCAATGTATCCCGACAGCAACCATTCCCATTGCTGTGCATCTTCAGGGCCTAGCATCTCCCAATGCTTATCCTTGTCCCACATCGTTCTTGGTATGATGGCTTCATAGTCGCTTGGAAACGCATACTTCATCTTTTGGAAGTACACGGTTGCATTTGTTCCCGCTTGTGTCGTTTTTCTAGTTAAAGTGACAGAGGTGCTTGAATCTACAGTCTGAATGAAAGTATTTTGGTCAAGTCCTGTACCAACCACCATGTAAGTGCTATCTAAACCATTGGTAGATGGGATGCCCGTGATGGACAACCCATCATTGCTCCATGTGCCTGTAGTGGTCAGATACTCGGTGTAGAACTGCTTTTGCTTTGTAAGAGTTCGCCAAGGATGTTTGCGCAAGAATTCGTATCCACTTGCGTTCATTAACGCAAGGATTTGGATCACGTCTTGATTAGTATTTCCCGCAACACTTGTCGGTGTTGCCACGCCTAATTCATTGGTAACTTGCTGCACTAACTGAAGCATAGTGCTAGACATAATTTACACCTCTTTTTTAGGGCGGCCTCGTGTTTTTTCAGACAACAAGGCTTTCATTTGCTCTTGCAATTCTTTCAATTCAGAACGGGTTTGCTCTAATTCAAATGAACTCTCACTTTGATTGCGTCTGAGCAGATATGCTCTTGCCTTTTCACGCAATCCAACAGCGCCCATGCCTACGCGCTGAAGTTGAGCATCGCTTGCCGTAGCAACTTGCTCAACAGTTTGAAACTTTAGAATTTGCAGTTCAGCCATTTGACTGTCTGTAAATTCTTCAGGGCGGTCTAGATGCCAATTTTGCAAAGTTGTGCCAATGATTGGCCCACCTTCTGAGTTTTGCATTTGATAGTGCAACCATTGACGGGGAAAGCGCTCTTTATGGTCATCACGGACGGGTTGTTCAATGATGTTGTACTTATCGCCTGGAACCATAATTCGCACAAACGGGATGTCTTTGTATGGTGCTTTGTCAAATGTATAAAACTCAACGTGCAGATGTGTATCTGCGTTTGCAATATCGGAATCTAGTGCCATTTTTTATCCTGTGGGGATTATGCTGAAGTGACGGATGCCCAAGTTGTTGCGCTTGGAGCAAAAAGAATCATACTCTTTGCAGTTGCCAATGTAACAGATGTCGCTGCCGCATTGATAGTCGAGCTAGTATTGTAAGGGTAAACAGTAATCGTTTGACCTGAATCGTTACGAATACCAACCATTGCGCCCGCTTCTGTAGGAGGCAATTTAACGCCTGTAGAAGCAGATGAAGTTGTGATTGTGTTGAACACAGCCGACAACAGTTTTGCATCAGCGGCAGTTGTACCCGTTGCCACAATGCCAACAGCGCCATCACCCGCGATGGAGACTGTAGACAAAGGCGAGTTACCCGCGCCAAGAATTCTTGAGGGAATAGCCATTTTAGTTCCTTAATTAAAAAGAGGCGGTTTTTATGCCGCCCCTTTTATTTTACACAGATGCTTTAGAGAACCAAGCAACATTACCAGAAACTAGGTCAACTGCGGGCGATGTATATGAACCGCCTGTAGCTGTTACCAAGAATGTGGTTGCGTTGACAGTGCAAGTGGTTGTTGATGCAGTAATTGATGCATTGGCTTGAGCCAAAACATAAATCTTGCCATCAGAACCAAATACTTCAGCACCCAAAGGGCCAATGGTAGGAACAGCCGTTCCTGCGCTGTTCAAGTTGGTGTTGACGATGTTGTTAAAGTCAATACCAATGAGGGGGGTGATTGTATATGCCATGATTTTACTCCTTTAAGCGATCAGAACGCCACAGAACTGTGGGCCTGAGCTAGTCAAGTTACCAGCCCAACCAATCAACTTAACGATGGCATCTTGGTTAACGGCTTGACGCTCGCCACCAATTGGGACAAAGTTACGGTCAACGTGAGGACGGAACATC